ATCTCTGTACGAAGTTTGTTATCAACAAACTCTTGGTTTTCTTCAATCCAAGTTTCAACAACGTAAGAAAGATAATCGTCGATCTTAGTCACAAGTTTTTCACGAATGTATTCAACTTCTTCCTTTAGATCTTCGTTATACTGTTCTTCGAGTTCTTCTTTAATTGAAGTTACACGGTTTGCCAAAGCAGCTTCGAATAGAGTAGCGGCTTTTGATTTGAAGTCTTCGGTGAGGTTTTGTTCAGCATCAACAAGCACTGAAAGATCTTCTTCAAGCGCATTTGCACCTTCTTCAGTACTTTCATTGCAATGTGATGCCATGATGTTTTTATAAGAAGCTGTAAGCTCGTCCTTTTTCATGGCCTTAAGTTGACCATACATGGCGTTGATCATGTCAGCCTTAGTTTTAGGCATGTCAGAATCTTCTTCATGTTCGCCTTCTGCTATAGGATTGATTGCCTTATAAGCAGAAACCAATTGGGACTTTTTCATGCCTTTTAACGCATCAAAACTGGCGGAAAGAATACCACCCTTTGTTTTGTCTTCAGGCATTTCAACTTCATCTTCTTCCTCTTCTTCGACTTCATCTTCATGAGCATCCTCTTCGACTTCATCTTCATGAGCATCCTCTTCGACTTCGTCTTCTTCTTCATGGGCACCCTCTTCGATGTCTTCTTCTTCATCTTCGTGAGCACCCTCTTTAACTTCGTCTTCGTCTTCTTCGACTTCATCTTCGTGGGCACCCTCTTTGACTTCATCTTCGTCTTCGTGAGCATCCTCTTCGACTTCGTCTTCTTTTTCGTCTTCCTCGTTCTTCTTAGCTTCGCCAAGGAGAACATCTAAGATTGAATCAGACAGATCTTGTGTTGTCTCAGAAACTTCTTCAGGTGTATCCTGTTCAAGCTCCTGATTCTCAACGAGATCAATCTCTTCAATATCTTCGACAGTTTGTTTTTCGTCTAACATATTAATTGTTTTGAATTAGAGTTTGGAGAGGAAATCACTAAAGATCCGTTCCTGTGCTTCACTGATCCGCCCAAGTGGAACCTTTTTAATTTCAGTCTCATATTCTTCAATTTGCTGAGATTTTAAAATGCCATTTTCCCAAACCCATTCAACTCCTTCCATGATACCTTCAACGAAGGCACTAGGAGCAGAGGGGTCTTGAACAATGTCGACAGTTGAAAGAATAAAATCATCTTTCACAAATGTCTTTGCATTTCGATTCTCAACAGTACCCATACCACGACTTGAGACACCTAACTTACACCCACCATCAACGAGACCTTTCACAATTTTGCCCATCGGTGTGTCAAGAATAAGTGCCTTTCCAACAACATCATTACCTTGCCATTTAAGCTCGGTAATTCTGTGTGAAACTTTATCTAAGTTAATTGTAGGACCATCAGGGTGATTTAATTCACCAACTGCTCTTCCCGTTTTAACTTGTTCTTTAACATACTTATCACATGCGCTTTCAAGAACTCCTTTTGGATAAATTCGCTTATTGCGATTTTCCTTTTCTGCTTGCATGAAGACACCTTCAATATAGACGTCCTTCTTACCGTTCTTTTCTTCGGTAATATATTCAAGCGATTCTAAGTGTTCTGTGATAAGTTTCATTTTTCTTTAGATCTATTGTAAATGTCTGAGGTTAAACCGACCTTTCTTACTTCCAAAGCGGTTTTCAATTTACTATCGATCGCGTCTTTAAAATTTTTAGAAGCCTGAATAGGCTTATTTTGAACTATGCTTGAAAATACTTTTTCTGCGTCTTCTTTCATATTCTAATATATTTATAATAATTTAATTTTTAACTTCACTCTGAAGGAGAGTCGTTTGGCGCAACGTAGGTAACGCTACCATCTGCATTAGTCACAAACACTTCAGGGTTGTGTGCGGTCAAACCATCAGCTTGACCAAGAGAATCGAGCGCGGTGTAAAGAGTATTGTAAACAGTAATTGCTTCAACTGCCTGTGTACCAAGAACATCAAGAATTGCTTGTTCTTCGCCTTCAGTAGTAACAAGTGAATAAGCGTTTTTTGCTTGTGCACGCAAAAAGCTAACTGTCTGCTCGTTGATTTCTTCAATCCGAACAGCGACTTGAGTTGATTTAGGTATTAGTGCCATGATTGTATTTATGTTAATTAGTTGTCAGGTGTATAAATTTTGCAGCTGTAAACATTGGCCTTGGAGGTTGCTGTTCCAGAAGATGAATTTGCTACTTCTATAGCAGCTCGTGATGTAGCAGATGCGCCCGTTCCAGTTGGACCGCCTGTGGTCGTAATCGTGCTAAAACTATCAGCGCCATAATTGCCATAATACGCTGTTATGGTTCCAGATGCGTTACTATAAATTGCTAAAGTTTGTGGTTGCAATCTCGTTCCAGAATAAAGATTTGCAAATGTTGTTGCTGTAAGGGTGGTTCCGTTATGTGCAAATACTCTCCATTGCGTATGTGTGGCATTGCGTTTTATCTCAACTCCAAACCCGTCATCACTAATTGGATCATCACCTGATGCTGCAGGTGCACCTGTACCTGTTCCAACAATTATCCTAATTCGATTCGATTCGTCATTGGCTGCAAACTTAGAGATATTACAAGAAAGACCTATTGGCTTGCTAAAGTATATACCAGCACCTGAAAGACCGGGTGCGCTATTAAGGCCACGACCAATCACCGCCTTACCATAACCGCTATTACTCGTGCCAGATTGCAACACTACCCAAGCATCACCAGCACTTGTTTGACTTACTGATCCAGTTCCAGTTTTAGTAAATGATGGTATAACCAACGGGTTCCACAATCTTGCAGAGTTTAGCCATCTGTCGGTATCGACTAGGTTACGAGTCATTAGCGAATTATCTGTGCTTGCAGCTTGACTTGACGCTTCAGCTTGACCACCTATATTTACTCCACCACTAAAGGTGAAAGTCCCACCACTTTCCGAACCCCATTGGCTACTACCTCCTCCATCACGAAAAGTAGAGCAGGCAAGATATCCAGTTACAGTTGCATTATTGGTTACCGATAGATCACCAGTATATACAAAACTACCAGCAGTAATATCATTAGCAACATGAAGCGCGGTTGATGGTGAGGTTGTTCCAATACCTACACTGCCGCCCGAATCGACATACAATGTTCCAGAACCAAGTGCTGCGTTACCTGCCTGATCAAACGCATAAGATGGTGAGGCTGTTCCAACGCCTACACGGTTATTTGACGAATCAACATGCAGTGTGTTAGTGTCCACGGTGAGATTAGCACTAAAAACAGCATTACTTGAAAATGTTTTTGCACCACCAATGCTTTGAGTGCCGGTCAGTTTAACGTAGTTATTATCTAAATCCAAATTACTTCGCATAGCCGCATTGTTTGCAGATTGCAAAAATGTATCAACATTGGCACTTACTGTAACGTCTGACATAATTATTTATTGGTTAATTTATTTATACTAGTTTTAATTTCTATTTGGACATATTGCCTTAGATCCAATTGTTATTTGGAAACCACCCATCAGCATCCATTTCTGCCTTGGTTCTAAGATTGGCGGACAAGCTAGGAGATTCAATAATTACTTGAAGGAAAGATATTCTACCACCCTTTGCATCTTCGATGTTAGTTTCGATCGCATTAGCTTCTTCTAACGTTACGGCATCCTCAATAAGCGCACGAAAAGCAGGAACATCGCAATCTTCATGAATAGGCTGATCTTCAGTGCACTGATAAATGGTCTCGCCATTTTCGCCCTCAAGTTGATAACTGACCTCGCCTAATACACTAAGTGCTGCCCGGCCATCTGTGTGAACGTGCCAATCAACATAGTATTCGGTTGCATCGTTGCCACTAGGACGAGTTAATCTCCACATCGCAGAAGATAACGCTTTGGCGTGTTGCTCGCCCTGACTTAGAATTAGATATTTCATGGTAAAGTAATTCCGTGGCGTCCAGCAATGTTGGATTCAATATCGGCGCGATTTGCTGATTGGTCTGTAAGGTAAATAACAATTTCTGAAATTGTGCCATTCCAAGTCAGGGTAACCCCATAAGATACAGAGCCGATCCGCCCGTTAGTTGTCGCGTTTGTATTTGCTCCTGTAAGTGTGGTTCCTCCCGCCCCGTCAACGTATGCGGTCAAATCTGTTCCCGTGTATTCACCAGTAAACAGTTGAACATCTGCATCATAATTTTGCTGTGCTTTTACGGCATTGCTTCTATGGTGAATAAGGCCCGACGATAAACCAAGCAAAGTAATGCCGTCATTACTGGCATCGCGAAAGTCAAGTAGGAACTGATTTGTGGTATTGTTTACGGGTTCGCAAACTGCAGACATCAAATGGCCAGAGTTTGACCCTGTGGCAAATGGCATTTGCAAATAATCGCCAGAACCATCAAATGACACGGTTGCTTTACCATTGGAGTTCGTAATAACAGAACCACTATTTACGATCTTTGGTTGTGCCGATGCTGTAGTTTGTGTTGCGTTTTGCCCATTACCACTTTGATCATACCACGTCGTAACAAATGCATCTCCGGCACCAGCAAATGTAGCTAGAGCACCACCAGTAATATCTGTAGCCGAAAAATTATCCTCGCTATTATCGCTGGAACGTCTTGCACGAATAACGTTACCACCGCCTCCAATGTTTTGCAGCGAATATGCTGCAGAAGCACCAGGATATTGATTTAACAAATGGGAACTATATGATAGCCCAAAAAAGGTGTTCGTAAAGCTATTTGAAAATGGTGAAATAAATGTATTCCACGTTGTTGATTTAAAAGGCATATTACTATGCAGTAACTTTATAAAATTCGAATGTAATATTTGTGGAGCTTCCAGCACTGGCCACAACAGCTTTTAAATCTCCACCAGGGAGATAGACATTTTCATTAATTGCTGCTGTGATCGATTTAGTACTTCCATCATCCTGAAGTGCAATAAAGCTTGAATCGGAATCTCGACGGTATTGCAATGTAATAGTTGCACCATCAAAGGTTCCGGAGACGCTTAAAAAATGCAAGCCTCCATTAACACTAAAGGAATCCGGCTGACCACTATTTGTAATTGTTTGCTTAGCCATAGTATCTATTTATATGTTTTATGAATTATTTTTTAGTTAAAAGTCATCACCATCTTCTTCTCCACTGCCTTCTTCTTCAATTTCTTTATCAAGCTGTTCAATCTCTTCATCGGTTTGACGAAGAATAACTTGACGAACATACTTGTTTGAAATATACTTACCAACCAGATCTTCCATCATTTGCGCCATTTCTAAGCGTTCGCGAAGAATTTCAAATTCTTTCATTTCCGCGAAGTAGTTGTCTTCAAGGAAATCAACGTTAATACTTTCTTCAATGGTAGGCCAATCACGTTCAGTGATAATACCTTTAAGAATAAGCTGAATTCTTAAAGCGTCAATGAGCATAAAGGAGAATTTCTTTCTTAAACGATCAATGAACTTTTGGAATTTAACTTCTTCTCGAGAAACCTCAGTTGCACGGCCAATACTAAATGCGGTATCTTGTTCTAATCGTGCAACAGGCACGTTTAAAGCACGATAAAGTTTACGTTGAAAGAATTGAACATCTTCAATCTGACCAAGATTTTCACCACCGCTCAATGTTGTAATTTCCGTACCGCGGCCACCTTCTCTTCGTGGAAGGTAGAAATCTTCAAGCATTGACATGTGGCGACGATCATCACTGATGTTACCCGTTGATGCATCATATACAAGTTTATTGCGATAACGCGAAACAACTTGTTGAACATATTCTTCTGCCTTACCCTTTGGAAGGTTACCTACATCAATGTAGAAAATTCTACGTTCTGGTGCACGAGAAACACGATAAACCACAAGTGAATCTTCCATGTAGCGGAGCTGATTCACAAGTTTAAGTGACTTATGCAAATGGCCAATTGAGCGTGTCTTGGTTGAATCTTGAAGACCGGATGTTACGTGAATGATTGCATCTTTAGCAAACTTAACACCATTAATCTGATCTTGAGTTGTATTACCATGTTCAGGCGAATACACATAGTATTCGTCAACAACCTTTTCAATTTCGAGTTTAGTTTTAGGATCAACTTCCTTTTTAATTTCTCGAACTTTACTCATATGAGTTGTTTCAACCGCCCTGATTTCTGAAATACCCTTTTGAGGATTTTTGGCATCAATGATCACATTGAAATATGCTCTTCCATCAATGTACCAATTACGAAAATATTCAGGCGCGTTATGATTGAAACGATAAAGCCGTAAGACATCATTAAATTCATTTTGAATTTTTTTCTTTACTGTATCCGGTTGTTTAAGGTCTTTAAGTTTTAAACTAACTGGCGAAGAATCTTCACTCGCTGCAATTGCACCATCTACAATATCAGAGATAGCAGAATCACATTCTGGTTGTAAAGAAGCTTCACGATATTTATGAATAATGTCGTGATCTGAAAGAGCATCAGTGCCGGAAAGGTCAACAAACTGACCATAATATCCACCACCCACTGTTACATTAGTAGCTCCCTCTTCATTTGATTTAGGAATAGGCGAAATTATGTCTTTACTCAAATCATCCTTTGAGACCTTCTTGCTAATTTCGTATCCGAATAAATTCACTGCCATGATATATTTATTTATACCGATGCACAGGGTAGTTTTATTCCACCCTGTGCATCAGTAAGTGTGTTTTATTAAGAGGTAGTATTGGACGTCCAGTATTGATACGCCAATTCAACCGTGAATTCTTCGATTGTGTCAGCAGATTCGCTACTCACATCAATTGCAGAAATGTTAACTGGATAAGCACCTCGGAAGGTATATTGCTTAATTGAGCTTCCATCTTTGTCAAGTTGATCAACGAGCATATCAGTTTCGTAATCAATGGGATTAGTCAAACCGGTATTGCTTTGATGGGTGTTAATCCCATTCTGCCAGCGCTCAAATGCGTCCCTAATTTCAAAACCGGTGTCATTAATAATAGTGATTGACCAGTTTTCATATGTACGGTCACCAGCTACTTTAAGCTGACGGCCACGATAAGGAACATCAATTTGTCCAATAACGCTTGCGGGCAATTGAGCTGCTTTACACATGAATTGTGCTAATTCAGTATCACCTTCAGCGTAACCGGGAAAAGTTAGAGTTGCCTTAAAAAGGTTTGCTCTAGCTCCTCCTCCAATGAGTTTTGCTTTAAATTCGTCTATAGTTGCCATGATTCTTTCTTGTTATTAGTTACCTGTTCCAACGATTTCGGAGAATTCGATTCCCGTACGAGTTGCTACGAAGTTAAGAGTGATGAAGTTGATTGAACGTGCAGGCTTGATGTAAATATCTGCAACAAACCTATTCGTATCAATAATATCACCAGTGTTATTTGTTTCATCGCACACAACTAAGAAATCATTGATTCCTCTTCGTCCTTGTACATCCCGAAGAAATGGTTCAACCATGTTTCGGAACATTGCACGAGTAAACTCATCGTTCAATTCGAACAGTTGGAATTTAGATGCTGTAGCAATTGCTTTTTCGATAACGTTAAACAATCTACGAACATTGATTCTATCAAACGCGGAAGGCTTACTTTGCTTTGTCTTATCACCGAAAAGCAAGATACCTTGCCCCGGTTGTGCAATGATCGGATTGATACCAGCTTTATACAATGTATCGCGATCAGTCTTGTTTGGATTCCACTTAAGCTTAGTTACACCAAGAAGATTTCCTCGATTGTAACCAGCCGGTGAGAACCAAGCATCGTTAGTTTGATCTGTTCGGGCGCAAAGACCAGCCATGTGACCAGAAGCGTTAATGTAAACAAAATCATCACGATATTTGTTATAAACATACACTGCAGAACTATCACATACAACATACGAGCTATTGTAACTAGTATGATCGGTAGTTACTTCATCGGCGCTATCAGAGGAAATATCAGCCGAAATAAACCCTATACAATCTTTACGTGCTGTGCCAGCAATTCGAACAATTTCTGTACCAACAAGAGTAGTACCATCGAATTGTTCTGCGAACAACAGGTTAATATCGATTTTTTCTGGATCTTGAAATTCTGCCAATGCAGTTACAACGTGACCTTCATCCTGAGCAGTACTGTCACCATCGGTGCCATTGGCTAACGAGAAGTCAAGCAGATTTACATTATCAACACTTACAACCTTTAATGCAATGTTGTCGGTAGCATCACCACCAAGTAAGGCTCCACTAATTACGATTTCATCATCAACCGCATATTGGAAACCACCATCAACTACATTAACACTGATTTCGTTTTGGTCAGGCGAATCGCCACCACCTGCAATTGTGATTTTAAATTTCGCACCGGAACCATTATTGGTACTTG